AAAGTAGTGTCAAAGTCTAGAAGTCCCATTTATCGTACTTTAACCTTAGAAGTCCCATTTATCGTACCTTAAAACCGCCACTCACCTTTGCCCGTTAGTAGTCCGCTTTATCGTACTATTGCCGTTCTCCATCTAGCATTATACACTATGTAATAATCATTCCTAATTTTACAAAAAGTATAATCTGTGTTATTGACTTTATACGGATTGTAAAGTATAATATAATCATAGGGAGCGAAGGGCACGAATGATGCTCCTAGGCCGTGGTCAGGCGCGTGAAGCGTTACGGATAGGTTTGCGTGACTGCTAGCTCATTTCCTTTCGCCACCCTTAACATGGTAGAACTCTTTAAGAGTAACGGAAAACTGGTCATTGGACGTTAATGGGGTTGTGCCCATTTCTACCACCACGGTTCAAACTATGAGCTTCATCCGGTGCAAAAGCCATAGAGCCGCGCTAACACGCCTGTTAGCTTGATGGTTACATAGGTTGGTCATTTCTCCTACTCCGCCATCCAAAAGGACAAATGGTCGAGTCCTCGGCTTAATATTAAATATGAAAGGAGTGTATTACAATGTCAATGTGGTGGGACTTAAAGAACACATTATCTTATAATGCGCTCTTTAATTTTGTAGTTGGTTCTCGTGGTTGTGGTAAAACTTATGGCTTTAAGAAATGGGCTGCTGAAGATTTTATCAAAAACGGGAATCAATTTATTTATATTCGCCGCTATAAAACTGAAATGAACAAGAAAGCTAAAGAAAATTTCTGGGCAGCTGTTGCTCATGAATTTCCTGACCATGAGTTAAAGGGAACGCCTGAAGGAGCCTATTACATAGATGGTAAATTAGCCGGTCAAACTCGTTACATTTCAAGCGCAAAATCAGAAGAACTTCCTCTCGTTAATAAAATCTGCTTCGATGAATTTATCTCCATGGATGAAAGCCATCATGGTTATCTTAAAGATGAAGTAACATTTTTCTGCGAATTATATGAAACTATTGCTCGTATGCGCCGAGTAGTGGTATTCTTCTTTGGCAATGCTGTTACATGGGCAAACCCATATTTCACAGAATTTGACATCAAAAAGCCAATTAACAAAAAGCAAATCGCCACAACTAGAGATGGCTTAGTCTTAATCCAAATTGCTAACAATGAAGAGTACATTGAAGCAAAAGAGAAAACTGACTTTGGCCGTTTGATGAAAGGCAGCAAGTTTGGTAAATACGCAGTTCATAATGAATTTTATCTTGATAGTGTAGTTGGCATTGCTAAGAAAACTCCTGAAGCTAAATATCAGTTTGGTTTTAAGATTCATGATGATTATTTAGGTTTATGGGTAGACTTCTCTTCTGGTAAATGTTATCTTTCCAGAAAATACAGTCCAGGTAGTGGCGTGATTTATGCGTTGACAAATGATGACCATGATTATAACACCATTTTGATTGCTCGCACTCCACGCCCTAACTGGTTATTATATATAATTAAACAATATCGGTTGGGGGGTCTGTATTGTGAAGATGAAATAATTAGGCGATACCTGATGGACATTTTGAAGATTGTAGGTGTATAATGTTAGGAGTTGAGTTTATGCCCTTTGTTATTGTTCTGGGTTTTATCACATTTGACATTCTAACAGGGCTGATTAAAGCAAAGCACGATGGTTCTTATAATTCCTCTATCATGCGTGAGGGTGGTTATCACAAGTGCATGGAGATTCTTGCTGTGGTAGGCTCTTATGGTATTGAATACGCAATGCAATATGTTGACCTTGGTATCCAGATTCCCCTTGTAGGCTCCGTGGTTACTTATATTTGCATTATGGAATTTATCAGCATTATGGAGAATATGTGTGCTGTAAATCCTGAACTTTCTGCTCTGTTTAAGCCCTATCTGGAAAAACTTAAAGGAGATGAAGAAAATGAGGAAAGCAAACGGTGACGTCCTTTTCTGCTGGCCTTTAGAGAAACACATTATTACAGCTGGTTGGACTTATAATGATGGTTCTGCACACCATGCTATTGACCTTCGTGCTGCTCCCTGCACACCTGTTTATGCAGTTGAGGATGGTGTAGTAAATCAGGTACAGAGCTGGGATGGTAGAACCAAAACTGGGATGCAGTCTTATGGCAACATGGTTAGAATTAAGCATAACAATTATAATGGCTCTAAGTTGGAAACACGCTATGCGCACCTTAAAGAGTATCTCGTCAAAAACGGTCAACACGTTTACGAGGGTCAGCTTATTGGGTATTCTGGCGCAACTGGTAATTGCTATGGTGCACACCTTCATTTTGAAGTAATTTACCATGATATGAGAGTAAATCCTCTTAACTGGCTGGACAGTAATTTTTGTTGTGCAACACAGACAGTAGTTAAACATCTCGGTAATTACACTTCGGTTCCCAGAGAATCTACTAAAGGTGATTTTATTAAGATTCACGCAACTGGCGTTGATATGCAAGCAATTATCGCTCTCTGTGAGAATCTTAAACTTACTTATGAACGGAGTAATAAATAATGAAAACACGTGACGAAATTTCTGCAATGCTCGGTGGCTTTGTCGATGCTAAACCTGATGAACAGGGAACTCTTATTGCTGGCGTTCTCGATGAATTTGATGAATGTCGCAATGAAGCAGAACAATTTAGTAAAGGTTGTCCAGATGGTTCATCTAACTGGCATGAAGCCTATGATAATCTGCGCAAGGATTATGTTAAGGCATTTCTGAATGATGACAATAAGCCGAATGACGATTATCAAAAACCTAACGGTAATGCAATTACTATTGATGAAGCCGCACAGGCTTTTGTTAAGCAGATGTTTGGTAGAAAGTAAGGTGATGAATTATGAGCAGACCATTTAGTTATAATGATGAGAATTTTACTGTAATTGGCAACATTTTATTTGTACATTTTCGTTTTAATAAAGCAATTGTTGCAAACACGCCTATTACTATTCGCGTACCAGATGCAATCAGAAAAAGAATGGTGTCTACTGGTAATTATTTTACTATTTCTCCTAACGTTCTGGTTATCCACACTGCCCTCGATAAAGGCGAAACTGAAAGCACTACTGCATTTACCATTCCCGGTGAAGTAATGGCTCGTGTTATGAAAAACTGGTTACGGTAAATTTGTAGTTACCAATTCTATTCCCTGTCTGCGTGTAGTTCTTGCAGATGGCACCATTTCTAGTGCTAGTGTAACTTCTACTGGCGTTGTAACTTTGACCGCTGCCGCTAAAGGCAAACTCATTATTGATGGCACTCTGGATATTGAGTGCAATTATTAAGAAAGGATGATTCTATAATGGCTAATTCTGCTGCTGCTGTTGGTATTATTAAGGCTGTATTTGGTAGTGATGCTACTTTTGGTGGCGCTCCTCAGATTGAAAACACTACTGAATCTATTAAATCCGCATGGACGTTTATCAATTCTTACGAACCCCGTTTAAACTATTTCTGTAATGCTCTGGTTGACCGTATTGGCCTGACCGTTATGCGTTACATCTCTTTTGAAGACCCTTGGCAGGTTTTTGATAAGGGTGTTCTGGGTACTGGCGCTACTGTTCAGGAAATTTATGTAATGATGCAGAAAGCAACCCCTTACTTCTCTGCTGACCGTGCTACTAATGATGAAGTTATGAAAGCTGAATTTGGTAGCGACCCTGCCGAAGTTTACACTGCTTACCATGCTGTGAACTCTCGTATTAAGTACAAGGTAACTGTCAACCGTGAAGCACTGGAAACTGCTTTCATGAGTGAAGCTAACCTGTCTGCCTTTGTACAGAATATCATCGACCAGATTTATAAGCCTGCTGAGTTGGATGCTTTTATTATGAAGAAGTATCTGCTGTATCAGCTGGTAAAGAACAATAAGCTCAAGAAAGTAACTGTTGCTGCTGTTACTGATGAAGCTTCCGGTAAGACCCTGGTTAAAAAGTTCCGTCAGATTTATGGCAAGATGAAGTTCATTTCTAAGGAATATAACGCTGCTGGTATTCCTATGAATACTCCGGCTGAACGTCTGTACACCATTGTTCCTGTTGATATTTCTGCTTCTATTGACGTTGATGTTCTGGCAAGTGCATTTAACATGGATAAGGCAGATTTCATGGGGCATCGTCTTGAAGTTGACAGCTTTGCTCTTAATGAGTATGAAGTGGAACGTCTGGAGCACCTGCTTACTGGTAACGATCCCTCTGGTTCTGATGCTGTCACTATTGCTACTGGTGGCGATAAGACCTATACTCACGTTGCCCCTGACGATGAAGATATGGCCGCTATTCAGGCGCTTATGGTTGACCGTGATTTCTTCCAGATTTACACTAAGCTGAACACCATGCGTGAAACTGACCTTGGCTCTACTCTGGATTGGAATTACTTCCATCACATCTGGCGTATCTATTCTGCATCTCCGTTTGCTAACGCTGTGCAGTTTACTACTAAGGCTTGATAATTGACACTTTCTTAAGCTAATAGGCTTATCCTCCTAAAACGTGGGATGCGCATACGTTATCACGCATTGCTTTGATTATGGCTACCTATAAACAATGTATCACTGACCAAAGCACAATTAGAGTTTCAGCAGGTTATCCGCATTATTCTGATGGTTCAGTTCATGGCGGTATTGACACAGTACACACAAATCATCAATCTTATGCACCGATGGCAGGTACGGTTGAAACAGCCCATACTTGGCAAGGTGGCACTACTGGTAACGATTCTTGGGGCAACTACATTGTAGTTAAAATGAGCGATAATAGCTATTGGCTTGCAGCTCATTTTGCTAGTCAGATTCATAGTGTTGGTGAAACAATTACTCGTGGTCAATATATTGGAGAGCAAGGACAAACAGGTAACGCAAGTGGTATTCATACGCATTGGGAATACTGGATAGGTGGTTATGGCACAGCTTACAGAACTGACCCCTCTGCTATTCTTGGTATTCCTAACGAAGTAGGTACATGGAATGTTGAATGGGATGCTACAAATCCACCAACACCACCCGGCCCCAGTCCTACTCCTACAACTAAACGTAAACTTCCAATTTGGATGATGTGTAAACCACCCTACAGATTTTGAAAGGAGTGGAAAACGCAAATTGCCTAATATGCAACTTTATATCTGTAAGGGTATCCCTACAGATAAAACCTATAATCATGTGCTTAGGTTTCAGTCTGATTCTTCTCGTTTTGCTTATTTTACTTCCAAATCCGTTCTTCATCTTACCAATTATACCTATCAGCGTTTAGACCGTTATCTCTCTGTTGGTGTTAATGCTGAAACGATTGAACCGTGTAATTATATTGTATTTCAGAACGCTGACTTTTCTAATAAATGGTATTATGCCTTTATTGATAGTGTAGAATATGTTGCTAACGAAACCAGTAGAATCTATTTTACGATTGACGTAATGCAAACTTGGTTTAATCAGGTAACGTTACAGCCTTGTTTTATTGAACGTTCTCATACAAATACTGATAAAATTGGTGATAATATCATCAATGATGAACTGGATACAGGCCCATATATTGACGATATTCAGCAGTACATTGACTTTGATAAGCGTATCTGTATTGTTACCACATTCGATAAGCCCGAAAAAGATTCCGCTCCTGCATCTGGCTCTTTAAGATTTGGTATCTATTCAGGTTGTAAAGAAAACTTTTTTACCACAGCTGAATCTGCTAATGACTTTATTGCTAAGGCTGTAGAAGCAGGGCAAGCACCTGATGGCATTTTGGGAATTTATATGGTTCCCCTTACCTTTGATAGTGGTAAGTATGATAAGACTTTTGTAGTTCCTAATAATATAGCTGGTTATGTCCCTAAGAATAATAAACTTTTCACATATCCTTATTTTTATCTCCGCTATTATTCCACACAAGGCGATAATCATGTTTTTCGTTTTGAACTTGGAGATAGAAAGAAAAGTCTGCATATCGGCTACAATATAATGTCAAATGCTGGACAGACTACAGCCATGTTTGCAGCAGAGGACTATAAAGGCTCTACTGGTTATAATCAGGAAGATGTGTTTGCAATTAGCAACTGGCCTACTTGCGCTTATAATACTGACATTTATAAAGTTTATGTAGCACAGAACTCTAGTTCTATGGCAGTGGAAAATGCAGGTTTGGTAGCTGGTACAATGTTCGCTGGCATTAACCTGCTGACTGCTCCGGCAAAAGATGTTCAGGCCATGACTGGTAAACATCCTGCTCTTTTCCCTGAGAATACTTATGGAGCTATTGAGGGCTTAGCCAATCAAATGCTTAACATTGCTGGCACACTTGCAAAACGTGATGATATGGACAGATTACCACCACAGAGCCATGGTTCTGTAAGTCCTTATTTCCGTTTTACTGATTCTGGTATTTTACCGACAAGGGATGCAAGTGCTCCATATGCTATGGCTAGTTATCATCATGTTACTAAAGAATTTGCAAAAGTTATTGATGACTACTGGACTATGTTTGGTTATCCCATTCACCAAGTTCAGGTTCCTAACATTGATTCTCGAAGAAACTGGAATTATGTTAAAACACAGAACTGTTGTTGCTTAGGTGATGTTCCTGCGGATGTTTCTACAATGATTAACGATATCTTTAATCGTGGTGTTACATTCTGGCATAATCCTGGACTTGTTGGAAATTATGAAGCAGACAATTCTATCTATAAACGTATTCCAGAAGTAGGTGAGTAAATGAGTAAACGTTCACAAAAACCACAGCCACCTTGGATTGATTCCTATGACTTAACTAGGGCAACTTATGCTAACTGGTTTAATCGCCTGTATGATGTATCACTTGCAAGATTCAAATGGGAAGGGCTTGACGATTCTCCTTTTTTGGACGAACGATTCATTGAACAGTTCTTGTTCTGGCAACCTTTAATGGCTGGTTATCATGACCCTGTTATGGGCAACTTGATTCTTCCTGCTATGCCCAGTGATAACTTTGACATTATTGGCGACCCTAAATATGTTCGTGCTTATGGCTACAATTCTAATTACCAGAAAAGTGGCCTTAACAAACAAAACTGTGCCTATCTTTGGTGTAATATGCGCCGCTCCCCTGATGTAATTGTCATTAAACAGTTTGCACAACGTCTTACCAATATAGACAGAACGATTGACTTAAACCTTGCTGCACAGAAAACTCCTCGAATTGCTTATGCAAATGAAAATACAAAACTTTCTGTACAGAATATGGTGTATCAGCAAGATAAGTATGACCCTTGGCTATACGTTAAAGGCAATCCCTCTACTGATGATATTAAGAACATGATGGGCGTTCTTGATTTAGGCGTTCAGTATATTGGCTTGCAGTTAGAGCAGCAGAAAAAAGAAACTCTTGCAGAAGCTCTTACCTATTTAGGTATTGAGAGTAACTACAATATGAAAGCAGAGCGGCAGTTTACTACTGAGGTTCAGATGACCTTAGGTCAGGTAGAAGCAGACCGTCTTTCTCCATTGTACTCTCGACAAAAATTCTGCAAGGATTATAACAGGCTCTTTAATACTAATATCTCCGTGTCTATGCGTTCTCAGCTTGAATTGACTAAGATTATGGAGGGGCGTGAGGATGAAGAGAATTTAAGCGATACCAATATTGAGGATGGTGGGGATAATGAGTAAGTACACAACTCAAGTGCGCTTTATCTGCGAATCAAAAGCAGGTATTGTTGAACCTTACACCAATGTTTCTTATTCAGAAATCATTGAGCGTGCTCGGCCTAAAATCTTTAATTTTGATTATCCTATCTGGAATGAGAATAAACGAAAAGAGCTTGAAACCAATATTCTTAAGCATTTCTATACAAATGAAATTGGCTCTGAAACCTTTGGGCTTTGGCAGCTGCGTCTGGATGACTGGATGAACAGCCATATGCCTTATTACAATCCCCTCTTTGAAGCACTTGATAAACAGTATGAAATGTTCTTAACTGATGACTTTTCCATTACCAGTGATGAAAATACTGAACATCATGATGTGAATACAGAGGATAGAACCAAGAACAGTAAGGTCAATATTGACGGCACCAATAATTCCAATTATACTTCCAATTCTAACAGCAATGGAGAGAATACCAATACTCATACTGATACTCCGCAGGGTAGTCTTGATAATTTTCTTGCTGGTAAGTATATGTCGGATGCTGACCATAGTAAGGCAAGTTCCGCCAATGATTTTAGCTCTAATGCTAATTCTAACAGTAACAGCAATACCACTCAAGATGATAAAAACAATACAAAAGAAAATCGTGATGGCAATGAGCACCGGGTTCTTGACCATGTAGAGAAAGGTTATCGTGGTCGCTCTCTCGTATCTATTATGAACGATTATATGAAAGAAAATACAAATATCTATAATTGTTTATATAGAGATATGGAAGTTCTGTTTATGCGTTTATGGTAAAGAGGTGATTAGGTTTGAAGTACAATCCTTTGGACAAACTTTTCCGTTCTGTAATTCCTGTTGCTTATGATGATAGCATTAGTTACTATGAAATGGTATCTAAGGTTATTGAGGTAATGCAGCAGTACATTGAAACCAGCTCTATTAGTTATGCAGACCCTATTCAGTGGGATATTACCAAACAGTATCCTCGTAACACGGTTGTTGTCACTGTCAATGGTGACGGATATTTGAGCACTCAGCCTGTACCTATTGGCATTGATATTGATAATGAAGATTACTGGACTAAGATTGGTAACTTCTCTGAACTCTGGGGAAGCGTTAAGCTTGCTATCACTCCTGTTGATGAAAAGCTGAAAACCACTGCAAGTGCTAACCGCAATATTAACGACCTTGTTTGGCTTAATAATGATTTGTATGTGATTCTTAAGCCTATGGATGCGGGTACCCGGTATATTGAGGGCACCAACTGTGCTAAGACCACGATTGCCGAACGTTTGCACTATATTCTGTCGTTAAAAGTTGCCAAGTATAATGCAGATGATACCTCTATCTCTTTTGGTTTCTTTAATCCTAATAATGGTACAATCGTTACTGGTGGAGATATTCATATCTATGATGCTCCTGTGGAAACTATCAAAATTGTTGGTAAGTAAGGATAGGTGATATTATGCCAAGTAATTATGTATCTAAGTTCAACCTTAACGACCAAGAAGTAATTGTCAAAGATAGTGAAGCACGTACTGCTGCTACTACAGCAAGCACTAATGCTACTAATGCTCTTAACAAAGTTACTGAATTGGAAAAGCTCTCTCGTGTTGAGGTTGCCTATACGCAGGAAACTGAAACAATTAGTATTACTGCCGGAAATCATACTGTAGGATAATGGAGGAAAATAATATATGCCTGATACTACTAATTTTGTAACGCAAATCAATATTGACGGTACTATCTGTGAAATTAAAGACTCTGTGGCGCGTACTGATGCAGCTAGCGCTAAGTCTACAGCCAACACTGCTAGTTCTACTGCTAATGATGCTAAGTCTACTGCTGATGCTGCTGCACAAGATGCAAGTGATGCTAAAACCACTGCTGGCACGGCATCTACTAATGCAACTAATGCACTTCATAAAGCTACTGAACTTGAGAAACTTCCTCGTGTTACTGTTACTTATAGTTCTGCCGATACCACTATTAAGGTTGTTACCACTAATACTCACGCGACTGCCTGATATAGAAAGGGTGACTTAAATTGGCGAATCCTATTGTTGACAAATTTAAGATTGATAATGCCGCTTATGACGTACAAGATACCCAAGCTCGTACTGATATTGCTAAGAAGATTGATATTAACACTGCTGGCGACCTCAACCAGACTGTCAGCGGTAATATGAATCAGACTGTTGATGGTAATGTGACAGTAACTGCAAATAAAGTAGAAATTTTTTCTAAAGGTGGAAAAGCGTTTACTGCTCATTCGGGTGTTACTTCGGTCGGTAACACTACAGTCCCCACATATATTTATGGTAACCTAACGTTGGCATCAGCCCGTGAAACAAACATTGATGATAATTATGCTTATGTTTCTATGGGAACCGCTAGCGACCCCGACACAAAATTTTTAACAAGTCGCACTGGTAAGATTCCCAGTTTTGTTGAGCCATCCCCTGTTAGCATTGAAAAATATCAGACGTTGAAAAAAGACGGTACTGATGACATTACTGCTACCATTAACACTCACACTAAGAATGAACCTCTGTTTATTCCTGCTGGTATTTATAAGATTAGCGCACCTTTGCAGCTGAAACATAGCTTGTATGGCGCTGGTTCTTCTCGTGACCCTGCGCGTGGTACTAGCGACACTATCTTGCAATATACTGCTAATCCTACTGCATTTGGCAGTCAGGGTGTTATTACTGTATCGGGTGATGACGTAACTGGTAACATTGTTATTGCTAATCTGGACATTACTTGTAGTGGTATGATTGGCGGCATTGTATTTACTACCAATAAATACACTGATAACAGCATTTACAATGTAAGTATCAATAAGGTTAAGTCCTATGGTGTTTACTTGCAGCCTGCTAACAGCACTTTGAACCGTTACTGCTACATGGATAATGTAATGGTATGGGGATTTAGTGATAATACTCCTGTGGAGCGTTGGACTGATTCTGTTGCATTTTTCTGGGGTAACAAAGCTCCTGACTGCGAATGCAATAACCTTGTTAATATGGTATGTCAGGTTGGCTTTGACTGTCGTACTGATGTATACGGCTGCAACTGGACTAGCTATACTGGTATTCCCTCTGGGGGTACAGGTGGTACTGACGCTAATACTTGGTGGAATAACTCAATCGCCTGCAAGGTTACTAACAATGATATTCATGTTACTAACTTCTATGCAGATACTTGCAAGTATGCTTTTGTATTCGATGGGCCGGGAAAAGCAGCAGCTTACATTAACAATCTGATTTATACCTGTGATGATGGAACTGCTACTACTGCTACTGGCTACGCAGCTATTGCTTTGATTGGTACCAGTCCTAATCCACAGTTCATTGTTAATGGTGGCATTATCAATCGTTCCGCTAAGGTTAGTACTACTGTTCAGTCGATTGGTACTTATCCTACTACTAATGCTGTATGTAAGCTTGATGATGTTTACATTTATACAAAGCGTGAATATGTCTTTGGTACTGACGCCGTAAACCGTGGGCAGTATATCTGCGTAGCTGGTGAACATCGTTGTATTGACTTGGCTATTACTAACCAGACACAGTATACGGTTGCAGGTCAATCCGTAACTGGTGACCCTGAACAGTACAAGGCATTTGCATATATTCCCGTTCCTTCTGGTAGTTCTACTTCACAGGGTTCTATCCGTGTTATGGATAGTAACGACATTGATTTTACTGTTTATCTTAGCAATAACCCTGAATCTGGTGGGTTGTTTGCAATTAGTGCTGTTGATAATCGTCAGCTTAATAAGGCCATTTATGGAGCGCCCACTGGTGCAGGCAAGACTGTTACTTGGGACGTAGTTAATGACTTGAATAAACTTTATTATACTAATGATAGTAACGCAATTATCCTGTATTTCAAACGTCCTGCATCTTATGGTGTAACGGTTCAGGTTTCTGGTTTTATGGATGGTAACTCCCCTGTAATTCTTGACCGTATTAGAAATGAAGATGGCACTCCTATGGATTATCCTCGCTGGGATAACAACAATGGTATGACTGCTATTAAGGTTCTTCGTCCTAATATTAGCTAAATAACAAACACCCCTAGGTGGTTATCCACTTAGGGGTGCTTTTCTATTTAGAATGGCAAATCATCGTCAATATCAGGCGGCAATTCATTGGGGAGCTTGTCAGTCATCCTCACTTTCATCATCTTCATCTTCATCTTCATCTTCCTGCAATGCATCAAAAGCATTAAGAATAGAATCACTCATAACTTTGCGAAATTCCTTGGTAATGGGATAGCAAATATCATGCCATTCATCTTTCTTATTCTTCTCACTAGGCATTGCTACAAACAGACCCTTGCTTCCATCCATAATCTTAATGCCAGTAATGCAGAACACATTTGCAAGCGTAATGGAAACCATAGCACAGCAATTAGACTTCTTGTTATTGATAGGGAATACACGAATATCAGTGATGACGGAGGAAGCGGACTTAGCAGAATTGGTGGCCTTAGCGGATGCTTTCTTGTTAGTGTACATAATTAGTTCTCCTTTGTTAAATAATGATAAGTAAGAAATTTATATTGAGGACAGTTTTTATACTGGCCGCAACAATCGGTTTTAAGGTTGTATTCTTGGCGTGACACTCTCATACCCTCACAATGAATGTAATTTGTGGTATGAGAACTATAATAAGGACATGTATCTCTTCTACTGATTCTATAAGAATCTTTTTCTTTCAATTAAATCATCTCCTATCGCTCCATTCCCACTGGAATATGCTTGCAGGATTGCCATCAATTAACATAGCATATTCTTTGTCAGATTGTACCTTATGATAAGTTCCATAAAGTTCTTTCCCGTTTTCATCGTGGTTTATGCTAACAACTTCAGGCAAATAATCTATATAGGATTCTCCACGCAATGAATAACAGAATGAATAATACATTCTATTAACAGGGCTATTTGTAGAGCGTAATGTATAGCCACAAGGCTCTAGTACAGTTACAGAATATTCATCTAAGTGGTCTGTTTCTCCATTGTCATCTGTAAAATCTCCTATAATATGTGTTCCCGGAGTTTTACGGATAAGCTTCTTGTTTATGGATTCATCGTAACTAATGTTAGGACGAAAATATTCTTGCACAAGGTACTCGAAATCTTCATCGTTTACTATTTGCGTAAACAATTCAGAAAGCTGTTTCTTGCTTGCACCTGCCACGGTAGCCTTAACTTTTAAGTGTTTATCTGCATCTAAGTATGTTGCACAATAACATTTACTTCCCCACGTTACAAAATCTTCATAGTGACCATCAAAGTCCATAATTCCAAAATTGTAACAATCTTTATTCTCGCTGTTGTTGAGAATATTATCATTAAATCTATCAACGGCTTTTTGAACATTATCATTATAACCTACAAAATAGCCACTGTCTGTATCATGATAGAGAGGTTCAATGCCTTGGCTTAATACTAGATAGAGCATAAAGCAAATAAGGTGCAGTCTACTGTAAGCAACTGTATATAAGCCATCTGTAAAGATATTTAGGGAATTTCTGGATTTAAGAAACTTAACCCCAGTTGGAATCCACTCAAATTTATCGCCGTCCCCCTGCACGCCAACTTCCTGTCGTAATGGCTTCATAGCTGAACATCCATACTGACCATTCAATCCACCTTTGCTTGCCATTAAGGCGAAATGGACTAAATCTTTGTTATGGGTATTCATAATCTCTTGTGCCACAGAATCATCATAAAGCTTCAATCCCTCAAACGTAAAATCGTTTAGCGTTTCTACATGGTCAGCGACTTTATGCTCAAGTTTTTTAAATCCTGTTTTCTGGCGTGCATAATATTTAACTGTATTACGTAAAGGCTTGTTAATAAACTTATGGGCTGTAGCATAATAAAGTTCATCACATTCTGAACTACTATAATCATAGAGCATTTGAATTAACATAAAGTCAATATCGCATCCATGAAATGTAAGTTCATCTGCCTTGACTACTTTACCATTGTCAAAGTTACCATTTTTAACATTTGTACATTTGGATGTGCTGATATAACTGTAAATGCAGTTGCCAAAATCCTTAGCGTTAATATTATAAAAGGTAACATTAGCCATAAAGTTATATTTTATTGGCCTTTCAAACAAGATTGATTCACGGTATGCTGCTTGGAGAACTGAATAGAATTTAACATCTTTACATCCAAATAGCTTAATCCGCTGGTCGGGATAATCGAAGAACCCTGAGTTAGCGCCGCTTTCGCAGCCAGATAAGAACTCATAGTTTGCAGACTGGAAAATTTGGTAACATTCATTAGGATTAACCTCTTTTCTCCATTTGTATGGAAATCTCCTACCATACATTGCTGATGGGTGCATAGAGCTTGCATCAAAGCACCATACATCCTTAAATATTTTACCTACCGCGTAAGGATTAGCATGAGTATAACCACCTGCAAGGCAGTCCTGAAAGAACTTCATAAATGGTTCATTATTCTTAAGTTCTATTGCCGCTGTGAATTGTGCAGTATGAACTTCTTTATCAGTAGCTATATTTCTATTAAGCCTTGTTTCGCGCTTAATCATTGATGTGTTAGACACTCCAATATCCGATACAGTATCAACTTTAGTGAAGTTAGCCATGTATCTACATAGTGCATACAAAACTAGCTTGCAATCACGTTCGTTGTAAATATATTCAGAATCAGGTAAATCTGACCACCAATAATATTTTTGGTCGTAACCGCCTTTGACTTCTTTAAGTTTAGGAACTCCAAGCTCTGTACCTATAAGCTCAAGACTTTTGCATGAAAGAATCTTGAAGCTGTCATAAAATTCAAGATGGTCAAAAGCTGCTACTAATGGCTGATGCGGAGCAACCGCAATGAAACGTTTAGGATTAAAGTTTTTAATGCAGAAATTTATGTTACGCATCATTGCTTCAAATTCATAACTCAAGTTATGCACAAATATTTTGACATATTCATCATTGTTCTTAGCATCCTCATTGATTCTCTCAAATTCAGAAGAAATTGAATCATAAGTTCTAAAGAAATTATAATCCATTTCATTCTCAAAGTCACTAAATGGTGCATGAGGTATAGGACGATAAGCAAATGAAGCTATGCCATGAAGATAAGTGCTTTGCAGATGCTCTTGAAGTTCATCCTCGCCATATATTAAGGATGATGTTTCAATATCATAGCAATATATGATAGTTGAATACTTATGTTCATTGCGCTTTCTCACATATAGCACCACCTTCTTTCATTAGTGAATATTACCACAAATTATACTTAGATGCAAGCTCTGTGAATTCTTCATAAGCTTTTTTATGCCACTTTATGAAGTTTTCATTACCCTGTGTAATAGACCTAAGTTTATCACTTGCATCAACCAGCACTTTACCAATCTGGTCAGAATTTCTTAGCAAATTGTCATATTCTGCATAAGCTCTATCCATATCTGACAAAGTGTCAAGTCCTAGCTTTTGACCCAATACACATAATTTTTTCAAATCGTCTGGGGGAATATTCCTGCTATAGGTGCCCATAAGATTATTAAGTATACCAGAAATTGCTCCCCATTTCTTTTTACCGAAATAAGCATCTGGATTCCTAAGAATCTTATATGCAGCATCGCTATAATTAAATACATCCTCAAGACGATTAGCTACTCTCAATGACCTGTAACTGCTTTTAACAGATTTATGCAAGGAATGAATGTGCTCTGAATATTTAGATAGATACTCTTGCATAAGCTTTTGTGATGTTTTATCTTCAACATTATCAGCTGCATCAATAAGGTCGTTATACAGTTTTTCAGCTTCATCAAGAGCTGTATTAGCAGTAAATTTCAGAGCATTAGCAACGTCAGTAGACTGTCTACCTCTAAGACTTTCTTTAAGCTCACCTGTCACAGTGATACCTGCTTTTCTGGACTTACGTCTTGTTGCGCCTATCTTTTTCAGTAGCCTAGTTGCTTCGGCTTGGCGCTTAAATGTTTTGTTCTTAGCCATTATGTTCATCCTGCTTTCGTAAAGCTAACTCTTTTCTAATGTCATTATCATAACTGTCAAGCAGATAACACAACTCTCTAAGCTGACAATCTTGGCAATCCCTATCCATGAAGTGCGTTAGCCATGAGGGACAGGCTTTAATGTACCAGTTATTGCATAGTTTATTAAGTAGAGTAAGGGTTTCTGTATCTAGGTCTTTAATTGTCATAATTACACCACCCAAATGTCCCATTTATCAGTTTCATCATATGACATAACATTACGTGAGCATCTGAAACTTGATACGTGCAAACCTTTAAGAACTTTAGGCATAGAATAGTAATCACCTTGATAGATTATACATCCATTTATATCATCAGTAGAATTTCCACAATGGGAAATATCAAATCGGCGATGTAAGACGAATATATCTTCATACGACATATCTATATTACGATTAAATGTTTCTTCAATAGTCATAATAAACCCCCCATTGCTCTGCCATGGCTTCCGCAATTAAGATTTTAGCACTCATAGCGAACACCCTCCACGTTTTCTGGCCAGACAGAATCTAAGCAATCACCTACAAAATATTGATTAAATGTACAATTAGAACGTGGTGCTACAGAATAATAAACTACTCTGCCATCATGCTCTATAATGTCAATAACCTTACCAATTTTAGCAATGGTAATTGCTCTTTTCTCTTGTCCATCTCCATAGAAATAACCATATTCTCTTACATTGTATTTAATGATTGAGCCTATGGGGATAGGATGAATGGGAACGTCATAATGCATTGTATCAACTCCTAACATAACACTATTTCAAACTTATCTTTTTCAATATATTCAAAATACCATACGTTATAATAATTAAGCACATAAGGCATATCTTTAACATAGCCTGCAAATCTAATATGATTATTAAATTTTACTTCTATATACGTTGATGACCCTATATTGCCGCATGTACCTATAAGTTCGGAAAGTCGCATTGTATCACCTTCTTATACATAAAACTTAAAAGCTAATACTTCAAATGAATCTGTATCTATATACAAAGAACTAACAGTAAAGAATTTAAATTGAAGCTTCGCATACCTTGATTCTAAATTCTTAAACTGACATATCTTTTTAATTGTGCCTGATTCTATAATGTATATAGACGTTTCAGCGTGAACAGAACCGCAATTTACTAAAATATCATGAATTGTCATTTTGAAAAACTCCTTTTTATTAGCTCACGCCATGTTGCTACCATTGTCAGCTTACAACTCTGACAAAAATCATGGCTTTTACAACCATCGCAAATCTCTCCATTATAATGGTTACGGCAAGGCCAAGCATAGAAATCTCTAGAGAAAACGTATAAATCCCTTAACGTTTCATCTTTACGATGCTTTAAGTCATTTCTCCAATTTTCTAGTGACGCATCATCTAATGGAGCAAGGTCTTTTCTTGTAATCATGAGTATCACCTACTTTCTTAGCAATAAAGAGGGGAGAGGGAGAGGGGATTATTAAGTTTAATAAATTGAACCCCCGATTTATTTTCAGGCTTCTCACGACACCCCGGTGGTCGGCGCGGCAGGGTTGGTGGTAAGGTTAATGCCCTGCTAACTATTTTTTCTTAACGGATGGACGCTTTAGCGCTTTAAAGCGGTAAAGTGTGTTATTTTCTTAACAGGTGGGCCATATAATCATATGAGCAACTATTCATATGTTAAGAATATAACAGGTTTAGCAGTTAGGCTTAACTATTGATAGTTGTTTATACTTAGTAGTAAAGAGTTCTAACTAAAAATTTGTATAAAAAATGCACTGCCTTTAAGGCGGTGCACTTTATTTTCTTTTTCCGGGTCAGCGCTGATTTAATGCGGTGGCAATAACGCTTGCAAAATCATCATCTATATTTTTCCGGGCGGCGCGCTTGCCGGTTTTAGAATCGTTATACAAATTCACCCTATACGGGCGGCTCCATCCGGTTTGATATTCGTACCGAATCCAATTTTGGAATTTTGCAACGTGTTGTGCAGTTGTGTTAGAATAAAAACCAAACACCCACAAAATACCAGTAGAACGCTGGAAAGCTGCTACAATAGTTGTATAACTCTGTAAAATGGTAAAATCGGAATTGTCATTCATAAAAACCCATGCCTTACAGTTATAAAGTTGTTGTACATGACTTCCCAAGGCGCAATCATATTCATTAAGAACCTCATCTGCTATTTCCTTGCGTGTAATGTAAATCATTTTGAAAACACCGCCTTTACAAAGTCGTCAATGCTTTCATTGACGTTATTCAAATCGTGTTCAATTATAGGGCTTTCAAAGCTAGAAAAGCCGGATGCAATGAAACCGCTTTTGCAACAAAACATAGGTTTCAAAGCGGTAATATTGCAGCTTGCATAATCAGTATTGTGGCGGTTTTTAGTATCGGTTAATTTTCTGCTGATACTAAAATTATTGCCGTCAATCTTCAGTGTTACGAATTGCATTTTCATTTTCATTCACTCCATTCAATTTATTTTGGCTTTTTATGCCCATATGGAACCGGGCTTTAATGATGAACCCGGCGGAACATTAAAAATTACTGTTGAGAAAGCGGGCGGTCGATGGGAACGGCAACAGCATTGAACACCTCACGCGGAATACCCAAAGTATTCTCTTCTTTGGGCTGAACGTCCAAAACTTGCCACTTAGTGCAAGGCTCAGCGTTATGCAAGGCTTTTTCGACTTTTTCAGCGTCAAGGACGCCATCAAACTGTTTTACAATCTCACCGGATTCAACGGAAAAATCATCGTTAAAACGGGCATATTTTACGCGGGCAACGGTGCCAGCTTTAACAGTGCGAGAAACGCAAGCGGTACTTTTTGGCTTGTCATTGATGGGGCGCGTGATTGTAATAGTTTCGGTGCCGTTGTCATTAGTAGTTTTTTCAATAGTCCAAGTGTTCATAATAAATACCTCTCTTTTATGTTTTTGTTTTGGAATGGGATTTTCTATATTTCCCTTTCCTCTTTACAATAATATTATAACATACGTTAAAAATAATACCATGCAATTTTGTTGCAAATTATATGGATAAATGTGCACTGTTAAATTGGTAACAATCGCTTTAGTGCTTTAATGCAATAAAGTGTGAAATATTTAACAAAGGGGAAACAGGAATTGTTATCAGTATATATTTGACACTACTTT